ATGCACGGCTGAAACAATCGAATATGACGGACGATGCCAAACATATTGCACTAGCAAACACGCATCTAAGCAAGCGGCTGGAATTTGTCAGCGATCACATAGAAGAATGAAAAGCAAAGATAACAATATATTACGATAGGGGGTGAATATCAATGAACTACATGCCTAAAATTAAAAAGGTGATTACGGCATTACAAGTTAAAAAGGGTTTAAGGTATGTGATTGATACTCGCCAATCATGGAGTAAGTGGGATAAACCATTTAAAGTATATATCGTAAGTCGAATGTATAGCGAAGCGGAATATGCAGAAGCGTTTCCGGAGAAATATAAACGAAACCCATTTAAAGAGGGACAGTTATTTAAAAAGGTTGCTGAATACGATACGTCAAAGCAACATGAATTGTTAATATATCTAGTTAATGTGTTGAAAGGTGGTGAACGTAGTGAGTGATATTAAATTAAAGCCTAAAGAGTTAATATTTGCAGAAGAATGGCTAAAGACTACGAATGCCACACAATCAGCTATAAAGGCTGGTTATAGTGAACGAACGGCGTATTCGGCTGGTAGTCGACTGTTGAAAAAAGTTGACGTAAAACAATATATAGACGAACGACTAGCGGAAATGAAAGAAAATAGCATCGCTGATACTGATGAGGTAATGCAGTTTTTATCTAGCACGATGCGTGGTGATATTCCAGACCAGTTTGGATTAGATCCGGCGTTGAATGATAGGTTAAAAGCAGCTGAATTAATTGGTAAACGCTATAAGTTGTTTACTGACAAACAAGAAATCAGCGGAACAGACGGCGAACCGATTAAGGTTGTATTTAGTAATATGAATAAAGAATAATAGAGAATTGTATAAATCTATCAGAATATGAGGTATATCCACGGCGATATATCTCATTTTTTGTATAAATCTATCAAAAATGGAAATAACGATTGACTATAAGCCAAACGAAAAACAAAATATATTCCACAATACAACGGCACCGTATGCGGTGTATGGTGGCGCTCGTGGTGGTGGAAAAACAAAGTCATTGATCATGGACGTGTTCATTTACGCTTTAACTTATCCGGGTAGCCATTGTTATATATTCCGTGAAACATATCCGAATTTAGAAGCTAACGTTATCCGCGAATGGATACGAAGCGTACCGCCAGAACTGTACAAGTATTCCGACCAGAAACACATAGCGACATTAAAGAATGGCAGTCAAGTATTGTTCAGATATGTGAAAAACGATAAAGATGCGGAAGGTTACCAAGGGCAAGAGTTTGATTATCTAGGAATTGACGAATTAACCAAACATACGGAACGCACGGCCGAATTATTAACGGCTTGCCTTCGTAGTGCTAAAGGGTTCCCTGTTCGTTTTCGTGGCAGTTGTAACCCCGGTGGTCGTGGTCATGGTTGGGTGAAACGTAAATATGTAGAAGCGACAGATTACGGCGAGAAAACCGTGATAGATCAGACCACAGGACTTGAAAAAGTATTTATTCCGGCTCAGGTATACGACAATTATGTATTAATGAAAAATGACCCTAACTATGTAAAGCGTTTGGAAGCATTGCCAGAACAGGAAAAGAAAGCGTTCTTGTATGGTGATTGGGATGTATTCATTGGGCAAGTATTCACCGAATTTAATCGAAGTGTCCATGTAGAAGAGCCTTTTGAAATTCCGCAAGGTTGGACAAGGGTTCGTTCTATGGACTGGGGTTTTAGTAAACCGTTTAGTGTTCATTGGTACGCTATTGATTATGAAGGTGTAGCGCATTGCTATCGTGAATATTACGGTTGTACAGGCGAGCCGGATGTAGGTTTGAAATTAACACCGGATGAAGTTGCCGCCGAAATGGCTAGATTAAGCGAGGGTGAAACCTATGCATATGATATAGCTGATAGAGCGATATGGCAGAAAGACGACCGCATGAAGTGGAGTATTCAAGGCGAGTCTATAGCGGAAATATTTGCACGTCATGGAATTAATTTTACTCGGTCTAATTCTGAACGCATTCCGGGAAAGATGATGGTTCATACCTACCTAAGGGAGAAGAAAATCAAATTCTTTTCTACGTGTAAGCATATTCTAAGAACACTACCGGAATTAGTATATGACGAAAGCAAGCCGGAAGATGTTGATACAACACAAGAGGATCATGCATATGATGAGTTTAGGTATTTTTGTATGAGCAGACCTATCACACCTAAGAAACCGGAGAAACCATTTGTTGATGGTTATAGATATGATGATGATACAGAAGGAGAAGTTACTGCATGGGGCGTATGAGTGAAAAGGCGTTACGAGATTACGCCTATAAGGTGTTGAAGTCGGAATATGGCGAACGAGAAGAAAAGGGCGTTATTATTCCGGCGAAATACACCGATGCGGAATTGGCGGAATTTGCGCAAGCTATGCCACAATGGCAAATAGAACAAATGTACGATATGATATATGGTTCTGAAATGGTGGAGTAATGGATATAGAACAAACATTTGATATATATGAAGCAAAAAACAATGTTAAAAAAGCATTAGAAGCCACGTCAGACTGGCGCAAGGCTGCTGCCGAGGACTTTGCCTTTATGCAAGGCAAACAATGGGAAGATGCTGATTTAACTAAAATGCGTGAAGCTGGACGGCCAGCGATTACGATTAATAGAATTAGACCGGTTATTAATCTGTTATGTGGATACGCATCGCAGAATGAAACAGAACCGGACTTCTTGCCACGTAGTGAAGAAGATGACCGCATCAGTCGAGTGGCTAAAGGTATTACAAAATATTGCTTAGACCGCGCGAACTATCAACGCAATAAAGGGAAATGCTTCCGTGATAAGATTATTTGCGGTTTAGCTAATTACTGGGTAAGTTATGAATTCGATTACACGAAGTTAGATGGCACTATTCAAATAGAACGTGTTTCTCCGTTCGATGCTTTCATAGATCCAGAATGTAAAAAAGATGATTTAAGCGATGCTCAATATGTTGGCCGATATAGTTGGGAAGGTACGGCAAAGTTAAAGCAAGTATATCCGGATAAAGCCAATGAAATCGATACACTTAGACATAAATATGATGATACCGAACAGGAAGCCGGCGTTATTGAAACGGTAGACGGTGAGGCCCTTTGGTATAACAATAGCTACAATAAAATTCGTGTAGTGCAATATTGGTATAAGGAATACGGCAAGAAACATGTATTCATGACAAAAGAGGGTTTGGTTGATGAAGAAAACCCTTTGTTTACCGTATTAATGGCTATTGGCAAAAAGCCTACTAGCATACCAGATACTAAAATCAGATATGCGACCTTTGCCGATGATGTCCTCTTAGAAGAGGGCGAAAGTCCTTATAAACACGGTAAATTCCCGTTAGTGCGTGAATATTGTTACTATACCGGTGAACTAGCAGATGATGAACTAGAACCGGCTGGCGTAGTGCGTGATATTAAAGATGCACAAAGGGAATTAAATAAAAACCGTAGCCAACGCATGCACGTTGTTAATCAACAAAGTTTAGGAGTTAAGTTCTGGAGTGGTGTCACAGATGATAACTTTAAAAAGATTATCAAGCGTGATAGCAATAAACCGGGTGCGAACATCTTCTTGCCGACGAATGCAACATTCCAAGACGGAACGCCGGCAATGGATAGCAATATCAATTTAAGCCTTGAACAACAGGCAAGTAATGACTTCTATTCTATCAGCGGTATCACTCCGGAAAGTCTAAGCGGTAGCGTAGGCACTATGAGTGGTAAGGCAATAGATCTCCGGCAATCTGTAACAACTGTTCAAACGGCTGGCATATTTGAACAGGCAAAAGAAGCAGAACGGCAAATTGTTAAGTTGTTGTGGGGTGAAAAGAACGCTCCGGGGTTAATCCCTCAATTCTACAACCAAGATAAAGCCATGCGCATTATGGGCGATGACGGTCAAAAGGAATTTGTACAGATTGCACCGGGGTTAAATCAACCTATGCAAGAACAAGTATTAACAGATGCATTAGGGCAACCGCAACGTGATGCGGAAGGTAATCCAATTAAGCAAGTTTTATATGATCTATCCGCTTTTGATTTCGATATTGTAATCAGCACTAGCCAAGCAAGCGCAACGGCTCGTAAAGCTAACCTATATCAATTATTGGAAGCTAAGAAAAGCGGCGTTGATATTCCTATGGATATTATCCTCGACTTTATGGATTTTCCAGAAAAAGAAGCCGTTAAGAAACGGATACAACAAGCGGCGGAAAAACCGGCTATGCCAGAATTGCGTGTTAGCGGTAGCCTAGATGATATGCCAGCGGAAGCATTGAGCATGTATTTACAAACGCTAGGGGTTGAGATTTCACCGCAACAAATTATGGCGGAACGGTTAGCTTTGAAAGACAAACAACAAAACATTCAAAATGCGCCGCAAATTTTGCCACCTATGAACGATTTAGGCGGTATGTAATATAAACTATCAACACAATAATAAAACGCTCCTATATGGGGCGTTTTTTATATTTCGCCCCAAGTAATGGCGTTAAACTACTTGCACTTATATACTCGCCCGGCAACGGCGTTAAACTGCCATATTCTTATATTCGTCCGGCAATGACGTTAAAAGGCATAAAGGGGTATTTGATATGGAAAAAGATTTAGTGAACATTGAAGAAGCTGGTTTCACTCCGGAAGATTTAGAAAACGCGGGCGTTGAACTGGAAGAAACAACCGAAGAAACGGATACACAGGAAGGTGCAAATGAAGTTCCCTCTACTGAAACGCCGGAAAGTGATGCGAATGATGCGGAAGTAGAAACAGAAACGCCGAATACTAACGAAGGTGAAACGGAAGAAGAAAATCATGCGAACGATCAGAACTTAAAGGCGGCACTTGCACAGGAACGCGCAAGACGTAAAGCTGCGGAAGAACGCGCTAGACAATTCGAAGCGCAGCAAAAACCGATTGAATTACCGCAAGAAGAAGTATCAAATATTCGTGATTTCGTACGCCGTGAAGCGTTAAAACGTTTCAATATGACGGCGGAAGATTTAGAAGGTTTGATGTATGAAGATGCTGAAAAGTACAACGAATTTATTCGTTTTGAAGCTAATGCAGAATATGCGATTACTAATCAGCAAATTGCAGTACATCAACAACGGCAAACTAACCTAAATTTCGTAAATGAAATTAAATCGCTACCAAACTTTAACGAGTTGTATCAACGCGGTTTAGACAAGTTAAACGGAATGACGATGCGCGATGCACAACCGATTAACGATGCATTTTATCGTGTTGATATGGGCGAAGGTACCGAAGCCGATTTTGAAACTATTAGAAAATTTGTTGATGAATTGCAAAATGAACGGGCGACAAGTACCGAAGTACCAAACAACCCACTAGAAGTAGCGGCGACATTGCCTAAGGCTGGCGCACTCAATGGTGGCGTTCCTACACCTAACAAGGTAACGGAAGAAGATATTTTGAAAGCGTATGACACAGGCAATCTTGATGCATTGCCGGACGATGTACGCAAATATTTTGACGAATTATAAGAGGTAAAATATGGCAGAACAAAGAAATCAAGTAACTATTCCAGCGGCGTTAGTCCCTAAGATTTGGACTAAAAAAGTGTGGCACGAAGGACTAAAAGAGTCTTTCTTCGATAAATTCACCGCACTTGACGGATCCAATGTGGTACATAAAAACAAAGATTTAGAAGGCGTAAAAGGTGATGCAGTAACATTCGGCTTGATGATGAATTTAAGCGGTGCCGGTGTTGAAGGTAACCGTGCTACTTTAACCGGTAACGAAGAAGCATTGAATATCTATGACTTCACCGTGCAAACTCAATTAGTACGTAATGCGGTATCTCGCTATGAAGCGGACGACCAAAAAACACAATACGATATGTTAAAAGAAATCAAAGGTGCATTGAAACAATGGTTAGCTGATTGGCAAGATAACAAGTTAATCGCTAAGCTTTCCGCATCTCCTACATCTGGTGAAACACTTTATGCATCTTCTGCCGGTACGCAAGCATCTATTACGGCTAACGATAAATTGACTACTACACTCATTTCTCGTGCTAAACGTAAAGCACAAATGCACGGCCCTAAAGTACAACCTATTAAAGTTGACGGTATGGACAAATTCATTATGTTAGTTTCTCCTTGGGCGGCACGTGATTTGAAAGATGATGCTAAGTGGCTTGCAGCACAACAAAACGCTAACGTTCGTGGTTCTAAAAACCCTATTTTCACAGGTGCATTAGGTGAATATGACGGCGTTATTTTATACGAATATGAACGCGTATTGAATGACAAAACAGGTGCATCTAGTGCTAACGTATGTCATAACTTGTTGTTAGGTAAACAAGCGGCATGCTTTGCAGTATCTCGTCCAGCAAAGCACATTAAACAAGTGGACGACTACGGCAACGTAGAGGGCAATGGTATTGCTTTCTATGGCGCAATCGAAAAATCCAAGTTCAATAGCAAAGATTACGGCGTAATCAATGTTATGACTGGTGGCGTAGTAGAAGCGTAAATATGATAGGCGGGGTAACATCCGCCTTTATTCTTATATGGGGTGAATATGAACGTAAAACACATTATCAATAGGGCGTTCATGCAAATAGGCGATACCTCGCAAGAACAATATACTCCGTATTACTTATTGGAGTATTACAACGAAGGCAATCACTTATTAAATGCCCTAATCGGTCAATATTGCCCGAGCCTTGCAACAGGCACGTTTGAAGGTACTGGACGTGGACGGATCACATTGCCGTTTCAATGCATCAGCATATTAAATGTCAAGGCAGACGATACGGAAGTGCAAGGGTACCAAGTATTGAATTTACAAACGGTAGTATTTGATGCGGACAAAGAGCAAAAAATCACCATTGATTATATAAAGACTGCTGGTTACAAGATGCTTGAAGATGAAAGCGGACTACCAGCGGAACTTGAAACATTGTTAGTCGATTACATCGTATATCGTGTGATGAACCTTGATATTTCTGGAATTTCAGCAAATATGGTTAGTGCGTTGCAATCAATTAATAATGGATTAGGTAACAATGATAGTGTAATTGCGGAAGGATACTGGAATTATGGTAGTAAGCGAATTGATTACTCTCGTTAATGTAGAGTCAAACGAAATCCTTGATGAACAACTAGAATATATCCAGTACATTAACGCAGCGATTGACTGGCTAACAACTATCCTAGTTAGTATTAAAGACCGTGAAGTAGTTAAGAATATGGATATACAGGATAAAAGGGCGGTTCCTTCCGATTTTATGGGGTTCGTTCCTAAAACTGGCTATCCTATCCGCATCATAAACGGAACATTCGAAACCTATGACGGTGAAACGGTTAATCAAGTGTTTTATAGCGTAAGAAAAAATCACATTGATGATTTAGACGATACTATTCCGTTTTCCGAATTCTTTCATAGTTATCTAGTGCAATTAGTATCTTTCATGGTGAAGAAAAAATCACTCATGACTGATTATGCTGCGTATGATAAGACGTTCATCGATTACATCACGGAACAAATCAAAACGGCACGAGGTATCACATAATGGGCGTAAAACAGGTAGCAATAACAAACGGCTTCCGATTGGGCCTTGATTGGTCGAACCCACCGGAAAATATCGATATTCAAGCCTTAACACAGGCTAGGCAATGCGAATTTGATAGGACAGATAATGCCTTGCGTACCGTTCCGGGGGTTCGTGTATTGTATGATTTCGGTTTACCGGTAGAAACGCTATATTATGATGTCTATCGTAACAAATGGTATTTTTCTAGTGGTAGAAATTTATATTCTACTGATTTCAATACCAATACATTACTAGGTACGTTAAACGGTACAGGAGAACCGAAATATCATGCATTTGGTGGTGATATTCTCATTGCTAGTGGTGATAAATTACAAGTTATCTCCGGTGCTGGTAAATTAGCCACTATTGAAAGTCCTGTATGCGATATAGTATCAAGCCATTCTGGCCGTGTACTAATTGCATCGACTCATTCGCATCGGTTGAACTGGTCGGCAGTAGGCGACTACAATGCGTGGACTCACAACAATAACGATGCATCTAGTGCGCAATATGTGGACGTTGGCTATAAAGACCAAGGCAGCATCATTGCAGTTGATTTCTTATCACGTGCGATTATCGTATATAAGGAATATGGGCGTGTGTATCAAGTTGTTGGCACGCCAGATGCACGGAATTTAACTGTATATCCGTTATCCTCTACTGGGTATTGTAGTGGTGCAACGGTGAGTGTTGATGATCGCAGTTATTATTTAGGTAATCAAGGGTTTATGTCTTTTATGCCTACCAATACCTATGCAGAAATTCAACCATTTGAAACCGGATTGAATATAAACTCGTATCTATTGAAGTACATTACAAAAGATTGTGATGTATGGCATATATCCAGTCGTAAGCAAATGTGGATTAAACCGTATAACGGCGATACGATATTTATTTATCATTATTTGCCACGGTATGAGGACGGTCGAGGTGTGTTTACATCAAGAAAGTTCACGCATAACATCAATGATGCATTCAATGTAGACAAGGAAGTATACATTGCCTACGGAAATAAAATAGGCATCTTAGATGAAACTATAGACACCGACGATAACGTACAAATTCAAACGTCAATAGTTAGTGGTAATAGGCTGGCAACTAGGCAGTTCATATTAATTATGAATTATAACTTTGTAACGCATAACCTAATACCCGGATATGGCACGATTGGCATTTCTAATAAGAAACCTAAACCGATTGAATTCGCTAGTAAGGCAGTTAAAACCTACTATGCGAACTTTAAGACTTATGATTATAAAGCATTGATGAATGTTAATGAATATACAAAGGCTTATAAAATTGGCGGCGGTGCAAATCGTAATGTACAATTCAAAATCAATGTTCAAAAGGGCGCAATTTCCTTACGCCAATTAGATTATACATATGAGGAAGTTTAAA